TAATTGTATCGTCCCAACGAGGACGGAAGTCCAATGTATCACGAAGGTCGTATGTGACCCCAGAAGTTGTGGAGGTGTAAATTGGAATTTCTTCCGTGCGAATTTTACCGGCTGGGGTAGTTTCATCGTCTACCGGATATGAATCAACTGTGTAGAAGTTGTATACCGTAGAAGGAGAACCACCGTGCGTGAAGTAGTCAAATGTCACAACCAACTTTTTGTCGGTTAGCGTAAGACTTGCACCTGGTTTTTTAACAATTCTAGCGTTTGCGTAGAAGCCGTCACGTTGACCAGTATCGAAGTTGAACAGTGCAGTTACATCTGTTCCACCTGTCTGAATATCTGCCGCGTCTTCATCGAAATCGCCAATCTTGACCGAGCGAAGTTTGTAACCGTCGGACGCACCGAGATTATATGTGCCAGTAGTATTACCGCTATCTTCTGTATCCAGAACAACAACCGCACTTTCTTTAAGTTCCTTGGTTACTTTATTTGCACCAGCAACTTGTACCTTACAGTGAACGCGAATGTTCGTGGCAGCGAGAATTGCTCCTGGGAAAGCTATTGTAATCTGCGAACCAGTATTGGTCACAGATACGCCAGCGGTAGAGCGAAGGTCTAATACTGAACCGATCTCATATGCAACACTATTGATAGTGCAGGCAGCTTTTGTAGTAACAATAATATTATCAAGAATTTCTGTATTAGTCAGTGTTCCAACTGTAAACGGAAAACTCTCTGGTGAACTTACCGAGAATGTAATAGTGTTGCTGCTATCAATAGTATCATCAAACTGTTTGTTGTAGACAAAACTATTGTCAACCGAAACAGGATTTGTAGTCTTCAATGCTCTTGCGGGTAACTTGAAAAGAAGGCTGTTGAACTTACTCTCGTATAGGTATGCTTTACTATCTACAAGAACAACGTTCGCGTGGCCATCGGCGGTAGTATCATAGTAAACACCCTTAACATCTTCGAAGTTATATGAAGATGCCATTTGAATATCGTAGAGATACATACGATATTGGGTGTTATATACCCCAGGTGTGCCGGTTTCATGGACAATATGACGAACTCTAGCTGTGCCGATTTGTGAACCGGGTGGGCCAGCAAGAGATTGTGCGCCGCCAGTTGGAGAACCAGAAGTGCCAATTGCATTCGCTGCGGTACCACGAAGAGATACGGTATCACCCGCTGCAATATCCCAGTTACCGCAGAAGTTGTCAACTAGAATATAGCTACCAAATGCAGTAGAAATAGGAACTTCGTTTATGACTTTTGTTGTATTACCTTTCGGAACAACAATATATTCTGTCTGTCTGGTTTCGTATGCGTAACCACGAACATATGCTTTACCAGCTTCAATACCGATTGCGAGAAGTGTCTCATCGCCACCCGCCGCGGGATTTTCTGCATCATATGCAATCAGACCGCCGTTAGTTCCGGTGTCGAGATGTTCCTTGATTAAAATAGGAAACGCTTTTACGGTATAGTTACCGGATTCATCGAAAGTGCGCTTTGCAAGATTGCGACCGAGGTCGGCATAAATGCGATCTTCGCTTACAACATTTTGTAACTTACCACCAACAATCGTCAAATACTCTGAGAAGTCATCTGAGGGTGTGGCATCCAGTGCATATTTGACCAGAGACGCGGTAGTCACATATCTGTCGGCGCCAGGTGCCGCATAGTTGAATGTGCCTTGTGCAGGATCCAAAAGATCTGGGTCAGTTTCGTGTGTGACGATACTTTCTACAATCTCAAACCCAATTCTAAAATACGGATACGCATTATATTTTAGTAGTTCGAGAGTAGTTTTAGTAAAAGGAAGAAACTTACCATCTAGAAAAATAATACCATTATCTAGAGTTATGAATGACCCTCTACCATAATAATAATTGCCCTCTTCGAAGGTGTTATCTACTACAAAGGTATCGCCAATTTGATCTCCAGTTTCAGATTCTATTACTCGAATTGTTTCGCTGGGAGAAAAGTGAACCGCGTCAGTGGAACCATCACCGGTAAGATATCTTAAATAAAGTGTATTGAGATTAGGCGAGTCGGCTTCGGAGCCTGAAATCGCATGAACAATTTCTGCTTGAATGGATGATGTTAGACCGATTACCTTGGCACCAATATAATCTTCAATATTTTCGATTAAACTTCCAGAAGTATTCTCATCAAGAACTTTGATGAAATCTCGTGCAGTGTCAAGTTTGAACTCGCAACCTGCAACTACAGAACCATTTTTAAAAACATGGTTACCAAATTTTCCAACCTGATCTTGAAGAATAGATTGAAGTTGCGTTAGTTCTCTTGCCTGAACAGCATAACCTGGCTTGAACAGAATTCTATTGTAATTGTTTGCAATCGCTGCCGCAGCATCATCATAATACGGTGATACATTTAAGTCCAAGGCCATGTGTAACTTCTCTCTTAAAAGTTAATAACTGTTCTAATCTTTTCTACCTGATCAGCTTGTCTATTAATAGGTAGGCGATTATCAATATAAAGAATTTCGCCGGTAGTATTAATAACATCTGGTATAGTTAGACTATTTATAGTCAATCCAGTAACGCTAGTAGTATTATTTGTTAATGTTGAAGAAGAAGTGATGACGGGAATTACAGGAAGAAGATATACGAGATTTGTTTCCGCCTTAATTTGAGCAACAATAAATCTTCCTCCGTTATCTGACCAAATTTCATCATCATTGGAATATAAAGAAGTATCATCTACTTCAATCACATAACATGTTGTCCCGGTATCACCCATAAAATTAACGAAATCAGAATTCAATGGATTTTTTATAATTCCTAATTGACGATAATCGTTGTTATAGAAATAGTCGCTTGTGTCATTGGTCAAGTTTACCGAAATACAAACCGTCTTCGCAAGAAGTTCTTTGACTGGATTAGCACCATGGCCATAGTATGGAGATACTACTGCCGTTGCAGTTGCCCCCGAACCAATACCAAGAATGTTATTGAAAGAGACTTCCGCAAAAGTATAGCCAGTTCCCGGATTTGTAACGTCTACACGTTCAAGTCTACTATTTTCATCGACAAACGCAACCGCTTCGGCACCAGTACCATCTCCCATGATGGTAACTAAAACGTCACCCGATGAATAGTTGTTGCCTACTTCATCCAGTGTGATGCGATCAACCGTTCCTGGAACTGCCGCCGCCTCAATAGATTCCTGAACAAGCGATACTGGAATACTACCAAGATTTGCAGTAGCTGCGGCACCCGTACCAGTTTCATTATCGAGAATTTCTATATAGGCAAACGAATATCCATACCCCTGAGTAACAACATCGATTTCTGTTATTTCATTGGTTTCTTCATCTACAACAGCTTCTGCCGTTGCACCTTCGCCGTCGCCACGAACAAGAACAGTGGGAACATTTTCCGGGTCATACCCAGAACCGCCATCATCTACTGTAATAGAATCTATCTCACCATTGATGTCGTATAACGGAACACCTACTCCTGCCATCTTACGAACTGGAATATAATCTGCGGACAGATATTTCAATTCATCTGATGCTTCTACCTTAAACATATACTTCCAAACATACCCGTCAGGAAGAATGAATGCATTTGTAGTATCTGTGCTAGTTGGCATATTAAAACTAGGAGAATCATTGTTGTTGTTTAGGCACTTATACACTCTCATGTCCTTGGTAAGGACATAAAAATCTTTTGTTGAGAGATTATCCATGTCATCATAATGATCATATACCGTGCCCGCAGTCCAATCGATCCGACGGATCATCATGACCACGTCGGACGATTGAATGCGTTTAACGAACATTATGTTTCTATGTGTCTGACCATTATACGATTCGGTATCAAGAGGAGTTTCTGCGCTACCGTCCCCTGGCCAGTCTGTGGTTTTACCCACGAACAAATAGAAAAAATCGTTCTCGTTTACAACATCACGATAGAACCCTCGGGCAAGTTCGTTTCGTGCTAATGTTCTTAGTAATAAAGCCACGCTCTATCCTTAGTTGATAGTCACAGTCCATGTGATGGTCATGCTGTCAGATGCGCCCTTGTTGATAACCGAGAAAACAGTGCGGCAAAGCATTGTACCCGATGAAGAAGCATTGAAAACACCTGCTTCGGTAAGAGCGCCAGTACCAGTGCCAGCTGGGAATGTTGTAGCATAAACTACAGTGTTTGACGATGGTGTGCCACCAGAAACCGAGGTTGCTGTTCTCGAACTAGCAACAACTGCTCCTAGAGCGGTGTCGCCGACTGCAGCCGCAGTAGATCCTGTACCAACTTCCATCCAGCCCATAACTGCAGCCGAAGTGCCGGCAATACGTGCAGCAATGAAGGTCTTACCAGCGGTTGTTACGATATTTGGAACTTCGCGTTGTTCCTTGACATTGCCATCGGCATCGTAAACAACGATATCCAGCTTACCTGTCATCTTTAGAAATTCTTCGTTTTGCATTTTGATACTCCTTGGTTTAAAAATTAAAATGTGTAATCAGTTCCGACATAATCGCCGATGCCATCTTGGCCTGATGTATAGTTGTAAGCCCAGTAGTTTTGTATATTTATACTACCTGCATCAAGTGGGCTTGTTATAGAATCACTTAACACCTTACCTATATTTATAGTAGATGTTTCAGTGGCAGGTGTGGTAGAATCCGATAGCGTTTTACCCACTGTTACTGCGGCAGCATCTGTAGGTGTAGTAATAGAATCCGATAGAGTTTTACCAACATTAAATGAGGTAATAGCATCTGTCGGTGCAGTAATAGAATCCGATAGTGTTTTACCTACGGTTACTGCGGCAGCATCTGTCGGACTATTGATTGAGTCGGATAGCGTTTTACCAAATGTGATTGCCGCAGCATCGGTTGGTGCGGTAATGGAATCCGATACATTTTTACCGACAACGAATGAATTGATGGCGTCTGTTGGTGCGGTAATGGAATCCGATACATTTTTACCGACAACGAATGAATTGATGGCGTCTGTTGGTGCGGTAATGGAATCCGATAGAGTTTTACCGAAAGTGACTGCCGCGGCATCCGTTGGTGCAGTAATAGAATCCGATAGAGTTTTACCGAACGTCACTGTTGCGGCCTCGACCGGAGTTATTGCGTCGGTTAATACTTTACCGACAACGAATGAATTGATGGCGTCTGTTGGTGCGGTAATGGAATCCGATACGCTTTTACCAAATGAAATTAGAGCCGCGTCGGTTGGTGCAGTAATGGAATCCGATAGAGTTTTACCAAACGAGATAGCTTTAGAATCCGTTGGAGTTGATGTGTCATCAAAATCTCTTTCCTGACCGATCAATAACGATTCTGTTATGGTAACAGAATCGGATAGTACCTTACTAAACGTGACAGCCTTGGTATCTGTTGGTGCAACAATGGAATCGGATAGAACCTTACCGAACGTAATTACCTTAGTATCAGTAGGCGCAGTAATAGAATCAGATAGAACCTTACGGAACGTAATTACCTTAGTATCAGTAGGTGCGGAGATTGAATCTGAAAGGACTTTAGTGAATGTTACTGCAAATGTAGTATCAGTCATGGTGATGGTTTCATCGAAGAATTCGTAGAAATCAATCGGTTGTTGTGATACTTCGAATGAAACGCCAATGTCAAGCGTATCCATAATTAGAAGTTCGCTGAATACAGCCATACCGACAGGATGCACGGTATTTTTTATCATTGTCATCCAGTTGGATGACGGCACTCTCGAACGTAGAACATATGAATAGTTTTGATAATAATAATTATCTTGTAGCCTATTAATATCGGATAACATGCCCTGGCGGTTCTGATATCCATCTTGAATTGACGTTATCGCGCCAGTAGTAAATCCTAGAGTTACTGTGCCAGCACCGGTCTTGGAAGTAATTGTAGCAGTAAACGTTTCGGCCTCAAACCCACCGCCAGATGAGAAAATTCTAACTTTAGTAGGTAGGCCATTGGTATCAACAGCATCGATAATAACACTTGCATTGTTATCTATGCCAATTTTTACATAATCACCGGCAAAATAATTTAAGCTGGTATCCGGATATGTGTAGACAAATTGTCCTGCCGAACCCGCTTCTGTAATACTATAAATTTCGGCTGCTTTGAAACCGTAATTTGGAGTTCCTGTGTGGCTCAGTATGGTCACTGTATCCGTAATGCTGCGGCTTACATAACCATACTTGTTTGCCAATTCATCTATGAACAGGAATGAACGAACATTATTGGTATTGAATTCTACTACAGTTGATGTATCATCGTAGCCTGTGCCACCAGAATCAATTGATACGTATTCAATCCCACCACTATCATTTAGATGGGCAGTTGCTGTTGCACCAATTCCATCTCCATCCGAAATGAATACTACTTCCGGTAGAGCATTGTAGCCACTACCTGTTGCATCCATAGCATCGATGATTCTTTGATCACTGGCAGTATCAGGCTCTGTAAAATTGATAAAGTATTCTTTTGAAAGAACGTGATAGTTACCCTCACCCTGGGAAGTTAAATTAACCTCGCTGTATGAAGTAATAGTAACATAGTCTGCCGCGAAGAAGTCTTCCGAACAATATCTAGGATCCGAATCAATCAAACTTTCAGCCAGTTTGATAGTGTTTGCATCTATTTTAATTACATAATATACTTTGCCGTTCTGTAGTCCGCCAATGGCAGTAGCATCGGCATAATAGATTATCATGTCACCGGTGATATAACCATGGTTCGCTATAGTAATTTTATTATATGTAATATCAACACTATTGCTAGTAATAAATTTCTTTGATGTTGGTTGACTCAATGCAATTTTATCACGATATAATCGGATGTAATTTACATCAATTACCTTAACGTAATATTGTCTATATGCTACTGTTCCACCAATTACTTCACCACCCATCGGATCATATATGACACAATCCCCGGTCGTAAAGCCGTGAGATGGAATATTGATCCATGCATAGTCATAGCTGAAATCTGTATCGGTATTGAAGTCTCTGGCATGAGTAGCAGGATCGCCAGTAACTGCCAGAATTTCTCCATCTTCCACTAGCAATCTTGCGCTTGCGCCTGCACCTGGAAGAAGAATGTAGTCATTTTCTTCGTGCTTCACATAAAGTTCATATGTCGGTTGGATAGCATAACCGAGGCGAGTAACAGTTTCTACCGTTATGCTATGATAGTCATATGTAGCAATATTGCCGATATTTTTATGGGCATAGATCGTAGCTCTCTTACCTTGAAGAGTGAAGGGGTCAAGAGTTATCGTATCGTCGGTGGTAATTCTAAGTTTCTGACTTTCTTTCCATACGCCGTCCGATGCTTTCAGAATATATTCAGAAGGATAAATAATCTCAACATGTTCATCAAAGAATGTTCTGAAAATAAAGTGGATACTTTCTTCCGAACCCTTTGCTTCATAAAACTCTCTGATAAATTTTATAAGACGGCGATCATCAACCAGAGAATCTTGTGGAAACATCTGGAGATATTGTTCTCGAAAAGACGGTAGAAACGCATCTAGTGTATTATTGATATCAGAAAACGAAGCAGCATTCAATAGGACATTATTAACCTCTCCGTCCTGATCTAGAAACTCATAGTATTTTTCTAGAAAAAGAACGAACTGAGGAAATTCGGTTCTGACATAATCTGGAACTTGATTTGCAATCAAATATGCCAGAGAATTTTTAAAATCCGACATGTATTATGTTCCGATTATATTGATTGTTGTGCCAGTGATATAATTACGTTCAGCAACTTTGGTAGAGTTGTCCTGTGCTAACACCAAACTACTATTCACCGAAGGCGTAGTTGCAAATGTATATCTCTCATCTTCATTTACTGGCACAAGAATTAAATCTGGTGATGAACTCTGAGGTTTAATATAAACTCTTAGATATAAATCATTAACAACAGATGAAATATTCAAACTAGGAATACTAATTTTACCAGTTGTGTAATCAATTGTTCCTACCGCCGATGAGAGTAGAACATCTGTATCTGCATATAAATCTAAATTACCAACTGTCAACTCTTCTGTATAACTATCACGCAGATAACAATTGACAGATTTGCCAGACGCAAGAGTTGTTGCGAATGTGTTTGATCTTACGGTATTTGGAGCAATAGCGGTATTATAATTAAATACAATTCTATTATTCTCTCCTACAAAAGGCTCAAATGCGCGATGCAGATTTAATTCGATATTAGTAGAATAAATCGACGGAGATACTGAATTGAGTAGTTCTAGTAGTTCCGAATAATAGAAATTCTTTTTCACCTTTGATGTGGTGTTGATAAAGTAACTAGACAAATAGCTTCTCATCGTGGCTTCTATTGTAGCCTGAGTTGCCGACGTAGATTTTTTAAGATATCTTGACGTAATATTAAAGCTAACATAAAGATACGTCGGGTCAACAAATACCGGCTGAATTCCTACTACACCTCTAGGCTTAATGATATCGCGAGCAATCGCTGCCTTATCTGTTTCGGTAATAATACTATTTGGTAAAGGTTCAATCGAAACAAACACTCTGCCGTAGATTGGTGGATCATTATCCTCTCCGCCCCATACAGTGATAGAGTTGATATTTCCGTATTGACTCTCAATCAATGCCGTATAATCATCGGCAGTTACCGCTCTATTCTTTGTCGCATTGAACTTTGGTGCGATGAAACGAATGGAATCTGTTGTCTGTGCGTCTGCGCCACCATACGATCTTGTGCCGGAAACAGTAACAGTTTCGCCTGTTCCAGTGATAACATTTTTTGTCGCAACTCCGCTAATGCCATTTGCTAAAATACCAGCACTTACCATGTATTCCACGGCAACAATATTACCCTGGGCCAAAGACTTTCCAAGAACATTATCACCAAATCTAATTTCAGTTGTTCCGTATGAATTCTCTTCGACGAAAAATACCTGCGATTCGTCGGTAACAGATAAGATGTTTTCACTCTTAGTATACGTGGTGTATTCTAATTCGGTAGATGACTTTTGAATTTGAACCTTGATTGTGGACGTATCAACGTTTCCGTTTAGAAGCTCAAACGGCCCAGATACTGTATCAGATGCTACGACGAAGCTATTCGTGGTCGGCTTACCTTCAACTAGAGTTACATTGAATACGAACACTCCGTCACTTTTTAGTGCGGTAACATCTTGAGTAGAATAAAAAACATAGCTGCCGCCATCTAATCCAGCACCAGAAAATCCTATAGACTTGCTTAGTGTTAAGGTATTATTAGTATATGTGGGCGCAGGTGTGATAGTAATCGTCGCATCTATTTTAGAAGATACAATAGAGCGAGGAGTATAACCCAAAGATTTGGCAATCGATACAACTGACCCGCGCTTAATTGCGCTATCGATGAACATTTCATTTGAAAGTAAATGCGCAAGTGTGGCATTATAGTGGGTATTATATGCCAGCAAATCTATCAATACAGATAAACCAGAACCATCAAAGTTGTAGTCCGAAAATTCTTCTTGAGCTTCAAGATATGTTTTTAGATTTTGTCTGATGCCGAAGAAATCTAGTTCGGTGACATTTAATTGTGCCATATTATCTACTTCTTCTTAGAATAGTTGAAAATGTTACTGGTCCTTCGACGCCTATTACCTGAAAAGTTATATCCACCCTAAATGCATTTAGATCATATTCTGGAATCACTTCAATATTTTGTGTTAATACTCTTGGCTCATACTTAGATATTAAAAGTTCCAACTCTAATTGTAATCTATTGGCAGATATCACATCGATATTATCGAATAGCATAGCATAGATAGGGGAACCTAATTTTGGTTGAAAAGGTCTTTCATAAAATCTAGTCAGGATAAGAGTTTTAAGGGACTGCTTTACCGCATTAACATCATACTTTTTTGCCAAATCCCCCGTCACAGGATTAGCTGCGAATGAAAGATCGAAGTCCGAATATATTCTGTTTAATAGTTTGGTAGCCATAAGTGTATTTATACGAAAAGTTCTTATCTAAGGCCAGGCATTTGATCAAATTGTCCTATTCTACCATAACCTTTGTCCTTATAAAAACTTTGTGCCTGATTTCTAACTTCTAATGTGGCGGGTCTTCTAAGTCCCACGTGCAACCATGTACCCTTACATCTGCCTGGGGCATATTCATAAAGCAATTGGTCGTATGGTATTCCCAATCTGGCAACATCATTTGCAACACTGATTAATGAACCCATGGATTTGCCATGGGCCGCGAACTGCATATCACATCCCCAGCCTACATTATGTGCCGAGCCAGTGCTATCACCTCTAAATGTTGAAGTTATCAAAACATTTCTGTAGCGGTGCTTAATAGGGTCTAAGCAAAGAACACACAAGTCTCGAAGATTCTGCACTATTTGATATGCTGTCCATCTTCTTCCACCGGCAGTTTTGCCGCCCATAGGAATTCCTGGTGCACCAAGTGCCGGATGAAGAACATCATGTAATGTAAAATAGTGAGATAACCTAATGCTTCTAGCTGCATTGTTAAAGTTGATATTTGTAGGTATTGCAGGTAAAGGCTGATTTGTAATATATTCTTTATTTGTAGGTTTGAATCCAGCCGCGGGCGGAACGGGTGTGCCAGGAGCAGTTGATGCTGGAGAACCCCCTTCCCCATCAACGAAACTTGGACTACCATTACCCAAATCACACGGATTAGTGCTACTTTCTGTAGTTGGTGGCGTTTCCGCGGGTGTAGGGTTTTCGCCCGTGGAAGTATTTGCTGTGGGTGGATTACTATTTGTAGTGTCTGTCATATTTTTATCCGTGTGTTACTGGATTTTCTTTTTCGAAATCTCTAACGTCAAACTGAGCGCCACCAGCAGAGTTAATAGGTAAGCTATTTCCGCCTGCTCCGTTAGTCTGATTACCGCTTATGCCTGCGACAATCGGAGATGCCGAGACTGATACCGGCTTCTCAACTGGAATTGGATTAGCCAGTGTTGCAATCTTGGCGCCAGTTGCTTCGCTTGCCGGGTCAGCCGAGTTAGCATTACCAGCGGTTGCTGCCGCGGCGGGTGCGGTGACAGAGGCAGATGTCGGTCCAGATATCGGAAGATCGTGGGTGCTGCCCCCATTAGTGCCAGTATCAGTTCCGGTTGCTCGAAGATTTGTGCTACCAGCATTCAGTGTAGAAATATTTGCAGTTGTAACATCTAAAGTTGGCGTATCAATCGGCGAAGATGCGACAAGAGGTGCCTTAAGATTGATATTACCTGCGCCCTCAACATTTACGGCTGCACCAGACTTAACGTTGGTTGCTGCCGCAGAGTTGACATTCACCGCATTACCAGACTTGACGTTAATCGAATCTGTTGCTTGTGCATTAATCACATTCGCAGACTTGATATTTGTGGCAGCAATTGATTCCGTATTAACAGAACCAGCAGACTTGATATTTGTATTACCAAGCGATTCGATGTTTGTATGTGTGCCCGACTTACTATCGATAGTTACTGCGGCTTTGCTCAAGATTGAACCATCTGTGTCTTGATTGATATTGCCAACAGACGTATGATAAGACACTGCCGCTACCTTAACATGATAATCACCCTTAGATGTTACTTTATATCCACTTGCTGTTAGATTTTGAGTGCCATCAATCGTAGAGTTGAAGTTACCTGCTCCATGAATTTGCATATCGCCCTTGTTATCGTGCGAGAATACGCCATCGTTGCGAATGAAGATGCCGCCGCCGACTGACAACCCGAAGTGGCCAGCAACGTTTAGATTGAAGTCGTTGTGAACGTCCATATTAACTTTGCCATTCATAGTAAGATTAGCATCACCCATAATCATAACATTACATTCACCAGCAACGTGAACGTTAGCTCTACCTTCGATAAGGATATAACCATTACTGTCGATGATTGTGTAGTTATCACCTACAATTCTAGTTACTTGGGTGCCGTTAGGTCCAATTTCTTGGAATGTACCAGACTTATGGGCAGTGTGAATTCTTTCTGCGCCCGGTGTATCATCAATTTCTGTAACGTGACCTGATTCCGATGCAGTAACTTTATTGTAAGGATATCTTGCTGCATATGGAGTTTCGGGCTGCGACCATGACCCGCCATGTCTACCCGCTTTCGGAACGTCTTTCTTACGAACAGCATTCTTTGCAGCAGGTGAAGAACCTATACCCAGAGTTTCTTGTTTTGCACCCTGTGAGGCTGGGTCATTTTGAATATGAGGAGAGTTTACACCTACAGCTAGTGGATTGATATCTGGTTTACCACCAAGACTTGCTTTTGGATATTGTCCGAGGGGGTCACCAAAACCATTGTTTGTAGGATTAGATATCGGAATACTAGCCACATTGGGTGGGGCCTGCGTCACTGTTTGATTAGGATCATCATGCGCGGGATGTTGGATAGAGTCTTCCACAGGAGGATTAGTGCTTGGTGCAGGAGAAGCAATCGGAGGAGCAACTCTCGTCACTTCTTTTTGTGAAGTCGCAAAACCCTTTTGGTCTTCTACGATTGTAGTCTTGACAATCGAACCATCGCCGTATTTTTCGGTGACAACAGTTGTTGTAGAACCATCTTCACCCGCTTTACTTGCACCCTGTGAAGCTACTGGAGTATTATTTGAAAATGTCTTCTTGACTTTTTCTAGATTTGAAGTATATTCGCCTATAATTCCTACCTTGGCAGATGCTAAATCTGTCGATACTGGAGTATCTGGTCCAAGAGGAGGATTATTAGTATCTCTAACCCACTTATTATAGTTAAAGATAATATTTTTTTGTTCTCTCTTTAGAGCATTAAGAACATCAAGCCATGCCTCGGCGGTAGGAAGATCCCATTTAGCAGTCGAACCGGTCGGGTCGGCGGTAACCTCTTGATTTAATTCTACAATGTCTCGCTGCGTATATTCAATTTCGCGAGTTAATTGAGCATCAATACTTTCTGTACCCTCGGGTCTGTTGAGAGGTATAATGTATTTTGTTCTATCTGCTTGATAGTTTATCGGTTTTAATCCATCGACCTTTATTGCGTGGTCACCCATAAACGGAATAACTGTAGCAATTATCGGAATTTCTCTGAGCGGTAGAGCACCGCTATTTTGCGGATAAAGAGCATTTCCAATATTCTGTTCAAAAGTTTTAGGAACTCTTGGTGTATAATTATTGATACGCTCTTGCTTAATTGCACCATCTATTGCTGCAATCAATGTTTCATATTGTGGAGTTTTAGTATCTGTCTTATCAATTAAGTTTACAGACGCAATTGGTGAACCCTTAGCAGATAGCGTAACAACACCATTAGATGCTGTCCATTGGTATGAGACTTCTACAGAACCATATGGAGTCTTTATCGGATTGGGGTCAACAGGTGGTGAAGAAGCCTGCGTTGGACCTCCTACCGCAGCCGCAATTTGAGTAGAGGGTAGCGCAGGAACTGCGTCTGCGGACGCTGCACCAGTTTGAGGAGTTGGAGGAACAGAAGCAGGTGATACCGGCAAGAACGACGAAACAATTTGTCCTTCTGCTGGCTTTTCAGTAGTCGTAGGTGAAGAACCACCCAACATTCCCGTGACGTTTGATGCCGCGTTTGACAGTGCATTTGTAACGTTGCCTGTTGCGGAGTTAAGGGCTCCTTGTGAGTTACCAGCAATACCAGAAACTGCATCGGTTGCCGCGGATGCGGAACCAGTTACATTTGATACCGCAGAAGCGCCAAGTGCGGCTGCGGCACTTGCTGGGTCAGCGGCACCCGCTGTAACAGAAGTTAGATTGTTCGCAAGTTCAAGACCAGAAACGGCAGTTGTTGTAGTATTCAAAATATTATCGGCAGCCTGGGTCGCTTTCTTTTGAAGAGATTCCATCGACGCTGAACCAGCACTACTGACTAGAGCGGTAAGTTCCGGCTTTGATACACCGATAGCACTAATTGCAGCGGCTTTTGCTTCCTCAAACTTATTCGCAAGACCCGGTTTAGCGCCAGTCTGTTCGATAATCTTGGTATTAAGCGCCGGAATTGCCGTGCCTACATTACCCATTTTATTGGTTTCGGCTGCAATCAAATCTGAAATCTTAGCAGGATCACTTACGCCATCGATTGCGGCGCGAAGAAGTGCAGTTGACCCCGGAGGACACATACCTCTTCTATTCAATTCGTTAACCACTGCCGTCTGAGGGTCATTAGCAAGACCAAATCCAGACTTTAGAGATTCACCAATAAAACTTAACGAAGCTGGGTCTACTTTACCGCTTGCACCAACGGAACCCAAGGCTGAACCTACAGCCGTTGTTGCAGTATTTTCAATATCACCAGCAATCGCTGTGATCTTTTTGGCTAAAGATGTTACATTAGAAGTAGCTGAAATATTAGATGTTACCGTTGCAACATTCGCTTTAGCCGCAACGCTACTGATAGAGGGAACTTTACTTGTTACCCCATTTACTTTAGATGAAATGGATGAAATAGATTTTAGTGAAGAACTTGCACCTGCTGGCAAAACACTGGATGCTTTTAGCAGCGCATCTTTGGCCTTGTCGATTTCTGCCAGCTTGTCTTTGATTACAGAGGCTGCGATACCAAGACCGGCTTCAACGATTCCGCCAACATCTGCTGGCAGTATACCATTTTTGACAAGACCTGAAACGACACCATTGATGTTCTTACCGGACATAACGTCCGCTAAGTCTTTAGCAGTTTCGATCAGAGCCTTCGTGCTAATTTCAGTAGTAGGTGAACGAACACCTTCTTTCAATAGGGGTGTATCGCTATTAGTTGTCTTAGGAGTTTCAGCGAGAGCATTCCAACCAGTATCATACCAATACTTCGACGAAATACCATCGGCATTAGTCTTAATAACACCCTGAGAAAATCTAATAGCATCATCTAGTTTAGCACATAATGCAATTGCCAGAAGCCCCGCAATTGTGGTTTTTGGAGTTTGTTCGTTTACGATCTTTGCATTACTTAAATCGGCGTATGCTTTCTTCAAATAATAATATGCCGCTTTGTCCTGCATCTCTTCGGAAGTAATGAATGTAATCATACTTCTTA